CCGGTAATGCGTACATATTAAATACCTCTCGCCAATCTTCATACGTACCACAAGGCACCATATGCTGTGCACTTGCTCTGGTCTCTGATGAGGCCGGACTACCATAAGTACCTTCGACACTAATCTCTCTATCTCCAATGATGAACTTACTGTCTTTATCAGCCCATCCAAATTGTGTTCTCATAATTTCTGATTTCCTTTTGTATTGCAGATTTTTTACAAATGACATAACAAAGTTAGCCAAATATTTCATTTGTGTTGGTGTGCAAGCCACACCTTTTGTAGCCAGTTCCCTTTTTAAATCCTCTGGTACCGATATTATTTTTAAAGGTATAACAAACTCTTTTACGCCATCATGGGGTAGATGAAGTTTCATCAATGCAACGGCTCCCGCGGTTGGGTCGGTCATTAATTTGACTACATATAAATCATGTTCGTATACGCAAATAGGTTCAGCTTCTTCTGTTGGTGGCATAAAAATTCCACCCGCAGCGCCACGTAAAAAAGGTTTAGGATACTCAGGGATAACTTCTACTACGCCCTCTTCTACTTTTATCTTGTTATCTTCTTGTTTAGCTTCATTAATTTCTGAACTAAGTGCAACCGGTCCGGTAATTTTGCCCTTCCACTTACACCCATCGCAACCACCTGGATTGTGCTTTTCAAATGTTGCACATGTATGAGGGCCGCCCTTACCTTCTTTCTGTTGGGTAGCTTTAGACTCGGTAGCTCTTGCATCATAATCAGGATGGTTACTAGACATCATATGAATAGCAACTTGCCTATCTACACATACATTAGCTACAGTTAATGCAGACCACCATAAGGGTTCACTAATAGAGTCTTGGTTTTCATAAGCATAGTTAAGCTGTTGGCAACCATTCTCACCACGAATCATAATATTTTTAAACCGTTGAATCTTGTTACCTAACAAAGATTTAGTAAACTCATTAAGCTGACCTTTACTAGGTGCAAACTCTATGGGTACTATATCGGGTACCCCAAATAACTCTTTGAAACTATCATAAGTTACTGGTTCGCTTTCCGTTATTACTTTAACTTCAAGTGGTGGGTCTTGTTTAAAGTTAAATGTTCCAGGTATCCGCAAAACTCTAGCGGTCTCAAACACGGCTGGGTCTACATAAAAGTTTTGTTTAAGGCATAAATCTTTAAAACGCTTAGCAACTGGAATCCAAAGGTCTGGGGTAACTTCCTCAGTAAGTGGCCAATATACATGCAGCCCTCTGCCCGAGTTAACAATAGTAGCCGGCGGTAAACCAACCAACTCCATGAACTTTGTAAGTTCTTCCATACCCGTAGCCTGGTCAATGTAGCCATCGGGTCTTCCAGTTTTTTCGTTTACCTCTGCTTTGGTAGGGCCGCAGTCAATATCTAACCAAAAAGCTTTTAATGCTCTTACGTTTTCTTGTTCTCTGCTGTCACCTGTTTCATATTTGGCAACACCAAAATATACATCTCGCCCTTCTGCAACAAACTTTTCTGATATTTTATTTACTTCTTCACGTGTCTGTACTAGCTTTTGTTTTACGTATTTACCTTTAATGCCAAGTACAGCAAACCACCCCTCTTGAGGAAGCACTGTATCTAAAAGGTCAATCGTCATCTTATATCTCTCAAAGGAACACAATCGGAGAGGGTTGAGCGTCCTCTCGTCATATGTACAAAACTATTAAATTAAAGCCGGTCTAATAAACCTTGAATAGCAGGTTCATATACTGCTTGCGGGTCATGGATACCCGAGAACCAATTATATACAGTCATTCGGCTAACCCCGATAATCTTGGCAACTTGTGATACAGAAATACTAGTCCGTATACACTCCCTGCCAAGTTTTACCCCAAGCTTCTTTTTATCGGCTTGCTTATTTAACTGGACCAGCTTTATGCTGTAGCCTTGACTCATTAGTCTACCGCACTCCAAGCATTGATTACATCACCTAAACTTTTCTTTCCGGCTGGAGGGGGTACTTCAACCTTTTTGGTAGCACGTTTAGTTGGCTCAGAAACTTCTTCATCCGGCTCCATTTGTGTTACTGGCTTCTTAACAGGTGCAGATAATGCAGGTTTTTTAACGCCATCAGTCTGTGCAACAGTTAAAGTAATAGCGTTCTTAGCTTCTAAAGAATCACCTGCCGCCGCCGATAATGCCCATTCTTCTTCATTGATATGACGTGCTGGAGAGAATAATAGTTTAGGTGTATCACTATCTGTATCCAAACTAATCTGTGTAACGATTTGATTAATGTTACGGCCATTACCAGCTACGTATTTAATATAGCTTTCAAATGGATGTACGTTGCCTTCACCTTTACCAAAGATAGAAGTAGACGGGAGTTGTAGCTGATATACATCACCAGTTGAATCGCCTTCTAAAATTACTGCAATCTTACGGGTATAACGACATGCACGGGAATTGCCATTGCCAGAGCCAGCAATATTTTGTGGGCATGTTACGCATGAATCGCTTTGACGACCCTCATCTTTAGTGTCGGGGTGCACGCCATCGTTAGATACACAAGTAGGGGGAACGATTGCATTTGGGTCATACTTACCAGCGTAATAAATACGAGATACGCCCTTAGCTGCGTTAACAATAATTACATTTAACTCACGGCTAGTAATCTTGCCAACTTCTTCTCCGCCTACAATCTTACGGAATACGCCACCACGAATTGAAATACGCTTGCCACCACTACTAATCTTACCGGCAAGTGATTTAGTTAAATCATTAAGGCCATTAGCGCCTTGTAAAAATGATGGTACTTCTTGGTTAAATATAGAAATGTTAGCCATTTGTTGCTTCTCCTTTTTTCAAAAACTCCAAAAATACTGTAGCTGTTTTTGTAATTGCTACTGCATCTACTCCTTGAGACTCTTTATGTGCTTCTACTGCTAAGCTTAAAGAATTACCACGCATTTGAACTTCTAATTGGGCATTGCGTTGGATATCTTCATAGGCTTGTTTTTGAGCTTGTTGCACGGCTAGCGCCATTGCCTCTTGCTCTGGTGTTGCTTGTTGTGCTTCTGACATATTAGCTCCTTCTAACTACCACGGTATATTTTCTATCGACCTGAACTCCCGGTGGCATCAGTTCAGGATTTTCTTCTAAAAATTGTTTCATATTACCTTGATGAATGCGTTGTTCTAATAGACCAAAAGCATCATGCTCTTTAATAAAAGAGTGCATAGAATCCCAATCAGTAGACCAATAACGTGTAGATAATTTTTTAATTATGGTACCCGCTGTAGTCTTAATACTCGTAGCATCTTGGTTTTTACACAATTCTAATAACTGTTCTGAAATTACATCTAGCTGCTCTTGAAACTCTGCTAGTTTAGCTTTCATCTTTTCCTCTTCAGCTTGCTTAGCATCTCTTATTTTTATATAGATGTCTGCAAGTTTTTCTGCTGATATTTGCTCCATTACATGCTCCTTTTCAGAGCTGTTAGTATACCATATTTCTTTACTGTGTCAAACAATTATTCTATTTCTTGGCGGTATAAATCAATCAGGCGGGTGTGGTTGTCTATGTTGTTGCTAAGCATCCTATAAAGTCTGCTTTCTACCTCGCTACCCTTGATATGCACAATAGTCATAGGGTTCTTTTGGCCTGGCCTATTGATACGGGCATTGGCTTGTAGATATGTTTCTACACTCATTACAGGAGCATACCAAATAATAACATTAGCTGCGGTTAGGGTTAACCCGTGTGATGCTGCCTGAGGTTGTATGATTAAAACCTGAATATTATCAGTATCTTGGAAGTCCTGAATAATTGTATTACGCCTAGCTACTGGAACTTGTCCATTGATGGTGTCGTTCTTAATCCCATGTTTGGTAAGGTATTCCTTTAGTAACTCTATAGTATGCGTGAAAGGCACAAATACTAGAACTTTATGAGATGCCTCATCAATAACTTCTTTAACTACTTGGAGGCGGTTGGATACATCAAACTCTACAACTTCTTTAGTATCGGTATATACCGCACCACCTGAAATTTGTAGTAATTTATTGATACTTGTGGCAGCATTTGCTGAACTGATTTCTTCACCCGCAGCTTGGATAATCATATCGTTCTTTAACTTTTGATAATACTTTTTTTGTTGGGGAGTAAGGGGTGCTTCTCGTTCTAC